ATGCGGAACAAAAAAAGAATGCCACATTAACCCTTGCAAAAAAACACATTGTGTATTATTATACTCCTGCTGAGGATTTCATCAATAACTATAACCAATTATTTGGTTCAGGTATCGTTCTACCACCAACAAAACAACTTATTACAGGTTAATGACAAACTTCTACACTAATGTTCAATCAATTGGCGGCCATGTTCTTTATCGTGGCATCCAAAATGGCAAACGGGTCAAACAAAAGATTGAATATTCTCCATCTCTCTATCTTCCATCCAAGAAGGTAACACAGTTCACCAATCTACAAGGTGACTATCTAGACCAGAAAATCTTTGGTACTATCTACGAAGCAAGAGACTATATCAAAAAGTTTGAAGGTGTCTCTGGCGGTCCAACGATTTATGGTCAAACAAGATTTGAATATGCTTTCATTGCAGACCAACACAAAGGTATGGTCGATTACGATGTTGATAAAATCTCCATTGCTGTAATCGATATTGAGGTCGGTTCAGAGAATGGTTTTCCTGACCCATATGAAGCAAATGAACCTATCACAGCCATTGCTATCAAGTATATTAACGGAGAGATTTATGTTTTTGGCTGCGGTGAATATGTTACAAAAGGCCAAGAAGTTTATGTTAAATGTAAAGATGAATATTCTTTATGTAAACAATTCTTGGAACTATGGACTAGAAAATGTCCTGATATCATCACAGGCTGGAATACTAAGTTCTTTGATATACCATATCTTGTAAATCGTTTTCGTAAAATTCTCGGTGAAGAAACTGCAAGAAAGTTGTCACCATGGAATTACATTACAGAACGCAAAGCAAACATCAATGGTAAGATAATGATTGAATATACACTTACTGGTGTATCATCACTTGATTATATCGAACTGTACAAATGGTATGCGCCAGGCGGTAAGTCACAAGAATCATATCGTTTGGATAATATTGCACAAGTTGAACTAGGTGAAGGCAAGATATCATATGATGAGTATGATAACCTACATTCATTGTATCGCCTGAACTATCAATTATTCATTGAGTATAACATTAAAGACGTTGAGTTGATTATCAAACTTGAAGACAAGTTGAAATTGATTGAACTAGGTATTACTCTTGCATATGATACCAAATCTAACTTTGAAGATATCTTTGCACAAACAAGAATGTGGGATTCTCTCACATATGCCTATTTGTTGGACAAAAACATTATTGTTCCGCCTCGTGTTGTCAAAGAGAAAACAGAAGCATTTGAAGGTGCATATGTTAAAGACCCACAAGTTGGTCTACACGATTGGGTTGCATCGTTTGACTTAAACAGTTTGTATCCGCATTTGATGATGCAATACAATATCAGTCCTGAAACATTGATTGAACCAGAAAACTACACAGATGAAATGCGTGAAGTATTATCACAAGGTGTAAGCGTTGATAAATTATTGCTTAAACAAGTTAATACATCAAATTTGATTGATTGTACTCTAACGCCTAACGGCCAATTCTTTCGTACAGACTTTCAAGGTTTCTTGCCTAAGATGATGGAAGAAATGTATACTGACCGCAAGAAGTTTAAGAAGTTAATGCTTCAAGCAAAGCAGGAGTATGAGAATGAAACAGATGAATCCAAAAAGTACGATATCGAAAAACGAATCGCTAAGTACAATAACATACAACTTGCAAAAAAGGTTGGTCTTAATTCTGCTTATGGTGCTCTTGGTTCTCAGTATTTTAGGTTCTATGACCTTCGTATGGCTCTTGGCGTTACTACTGCTGGTCAGTTATCTATTCGATGGATCGAATCCAAAATAAATGAATACATGAACAAGTTGTTGGCATCAGAAAGTGAAGATTATGTTATTGCATCGGATACAGATTCAATTTACCTTAAACTTGGTCCATTGGTGGATAAGTTTGTTAAAGACCAGAGTGACGTTACTAGAGTCATCGGACTCATGGACAAAATCTGTGAAGATAAAATTCAACCGTTTATTGATAAGAGTTATAAAGAACTGGCTGATTATGTCCATGCCTATCAACAAAAAATGGAAATGAAGCGTGAAGGTCTTTCCGACAAAGGCATTTGGACTGCTAAGAAACGATACATTCTAAATGTGTACAACAATGAAGGTGTTCAATACAAAGAACCTGATTTGAAAGTCATGGGTCTTGAAATGGTCAAGTCATCAACACCATCTGTTATTCGTGGCAAGATGAAACAGTTGATTCGTATTCTAGTATCTGGCACACAAGACGATGTGCATAACTTTATTGCTGACTTTAGAGAAGAATTTAAAACATTGCCTGCTGAAGAAATTTCTTTTCCTCGTGGATTAAACGGGCTAAATACTTATAGTGATAAGACTTCTTTGTATAAGAAAGGCACTCCTATTCACGTTAAAGGTGCTATTCTCTATAATCATTATCTCAAAGAAAAAGGTCTTACCAAAAAGTATCCACTCATTCAAGAAGGCGAGAAGCTAAAGTTTACCTATCTGAAAGAACCTAATCATTTCAAAGACATGGTGATTTCTTATCCATCTCGATTGCCAAAAGAATTTGACTTGCAAGATTATATCGATTATGATACACAATTCGAGAAAGCATTTCTTGACCCTATCAAAGTGATTCTTGATAGTATGGGATGGACAATAGAGAAAACAAGTTCAATAGAGGATTTCTTCACATGATATTTTTAACATTCCTGTCGGCATTGTTGTTGTCTGGAATTGCCGAATATTACTCAGTCATAGGCCTTGCATCAATATTTCCTGGTGCATTTTGGCCTGTTATCGTTATGGGCGGCACTCTAGGCTTTGCCAAAATCATTACAACATCTTGGGTGTATCGTAATTGGAAAACTGCACCTCGTGCTTTAAAGTATTATCTCACAGGTGCCGTTGTTATTCTAATGATGATTACATCGATGGGTATTTTTGGTTATTTGTCTAAGGCACACTTAGAACATTCTGCTAACATTGGTCCTGTTGCAGATAAAGTTGCAATGCTAGATGAGAAGATTAAAATTGAAAAGGAAAATATAGATGCTAATCGCAAAGCACTCAAACAACTTGATGAGAGTGTGGACCAAATTATGGGCCGCTCAACAGATGAAAAAGGTGCCGATAAATCAGTTGCCTTACGCAAATCCCAACAGAAAGAGCGTAGCAGACTTTTGGCTGAAACGCAAGAATCCCAAAGAAAGGTGGCGGCTCTTACTGAAGAAAAAGCACCAATAGCAAATGAATTGCGTAAAGCAGAATCAGATTTTGGTCCAATCAAGTATGTTGCCGAACTAATTTATGGTAGTGGTGAACGTGATGTGATTGACAAAGCAGTTCGCTTGGTAATCATTCTAATTATGCTTGTATTTGACCCTCTAGCTGTGTTATTATTGATAGCAGGCAACATAACACTTGCTGAACAAAAGAAGAATGGTTTGACTATTAAAGATGGTACTATTACACATTACAATGTACCTACTGAACCAAAGATAGAAGAACCAGTTGAAGAAAGAACAGATTCAGTAGAAGTACAAAAGGAAAACATTGCAAAGATTGAAGAACCAGAAGCTATCGTCATAGACGGTACTAATGGTGAAACAATGCCACCTTTAGTAACAAGAAAAGAAAAAGTAGTAGTACATGAAAGGCCAGGTTTTCATTATGAAGAACATATTGAAGTGCCAGTTGAACCTGCAAAAAAATTAGAGCCTAAGTATGATTATGATGAACCATTTGCATTTAAAAAGAAGGAAAATAAATGAGTATACTTGATAAGATTAAGAAGAACAGTAGTATTAAAGATTCGGCCATTTTGTCCAAATCTAAGTTCTTCAATGATAAAGATATGATTCCAACAGCAGTACCAGCAATCAATATTGCATTGTCTGGTAAATTAGACGGTGGTCTAACACCAGGTCTTACAATGTGGGCAGGTCCATCCAAACATTTCAAGACTGCATTTTCTTTGTTGATGGCCAAATCTTATCTGGACAAATATGAAGACGCTGCTCTTTTGTTTTACGATTCTGAGTTCGGCACTCCTCAGTCTTATTTCGATTCCTTTGGTATTGATACCAATCGTGTTCTCCATACTCCTCTTACGGATATTGAACAGTTGAAGTTTGATGTGATGGCACAGTTAACACAATTAGAGCGTGGTGATAAATTGATTATCATTATTGATTCGATTGGTAATTTGGCATCAAAGAAAGAAGTTGAAGATGCTCTTGCGGAGAAATCAGTTGCTGATATGTCTCGTGCTAAACAAGTTAAATCATTATTCAGAATGGTGACACCGCATTTATCACTTAAAGATATTCCAATGATTGTAGTCAATCACACATACAAAGAAATCGGTATGTTCCCTAAAGACATCGTTGGTGGTGGTACAGGTTCTTATTATTCTGCTGACAATATTTTTATTCTTGGTCGTCAGCAAGAAAAAGAAGGTACTGACATTGTAGGTTATAATTTTATTATCA